GTTCAGCTTTCGTTCTAGTAGGTTGTATTCCTTTTTACAGTCCTAATACTTTGTGTCTTTTATTACCTTACTTTTTCAACCATATAAATCCACTGGGAGGATTTCTCCCCCCAGTGGGTTGGTATCAAACAAGTAACAAATCAAATAACAACAGGGAACCAAATTGCACTAGTAACCATCACGTTAATAACGGCAGTACCACTAGCCAACGCTTCAAGCGCAATTGCGCAACCAGTAGTTGCATTAGCAGCAACACCGTTGTCGAAACCACCATTGGTATCGTGAACAGTAAGCGGTGTCCCAAATGCAGTGGCAGTAGTTCCGCTTGTTACTTTAGCCTTTACAATTCCACCGAATTGAACAAGAACTTCAGTACCAACAGCACCAGCACCTGATTGCAAATCAATAACAACACCAATGTATCCACCCTTTGCAGTAGCGGATGCTCCTAAGGCAATTGTGCAACAAGCAAACGGAGTCAAATTTGATTCCGCAACTGTTGTTGCTGGGTAAACAAAACCTGTGTGAGCGTACGAATTAGTTACAACCTGACCAATAGTTAGCGCAGCCGCAGATTTGTTAATCATGCGAATTACGCTACCGTGTGGTTGCATTCCAATAGATCCCGAAGTAGGGGCAATAATCATTTGTAAGTTTCCTTTCTATTAAGCAGTTTGAATTGGCGCAACAATGCCTTGACGTTGACGAGAATTACAGAACAAGTTCCACCAACAATCAACAACTTGTACGTATGTGAATGGTTGATTTGGATGACGCATTACATCATGCTTTGCAAAGTATCGACTTGCGTGATACACAGGCGTGAGGTAATTGCCATTGACCCACCAATAACGTGCGCCAACATCTACACCAGTAGTATCGGATTCTGTAACACCAGCGGTTGTAACACTTGTTCCAACATTTGTAGTTGAAGCAATACGACGAGCCGTGGTATACTTTGGGTAAATTGCAGCGGTGTCAAGATTTGCGCAATACATCAATTCAATTCCGCTGAACGATGGGGAACCATACGCTGCGTCTTGATAAGACACAAGAGTATCGTTGCTTGCTCGTAAAGCCTGCTTGTATTGATTCAAACCAAGACGTGAACACAAAATCATTTGACGATTCAGTGTTGCCTTCTCAAAGTACTCTTGACGGGTTGAAGGCGGCTGAAAGTCGCACTTCAAGAACATATCGTCAAACGCTGTCATCAAACCACCGATAAGCGCAGTGTATTGAGTGCCGTCTCGTGGGTTGTAAACACCAGCGTATGAAGTCAACTTATCGTTTGCAGTAGCAGCAGCCTTTGTGTCGTAGTTGGAAATTTGATTTGTCCAACGTGCTTCACCAGTTGTTCCGTTAGCCAAGTTCATTACATTTGTCCAACCAAGTGGTGCGCCACCACGAACTCCTAATGGATTGCTTGAATCTGGCAATTCAGAAATAAATGCTGGGAGACTGTATGGCAACTTGCCACCCGCACCTTCCATTTCGCTGTAGTTTGTAAATGGAGTTTGCCACAAATCGTTTTCAAAACCATTCAACAGACTGGTCCAAAGACGTTGTTCTTTTGATTTCTTTAGTCGCTTGTACTGGCTCTTGACATAGTCACGACCAGCACCTTCGCCACCGTTAAGTTCAACTTCATGGTCAGTCCAAGCCATGTGATCGATACTGAAACGCCAAGGGCATTTCACAGTATCTAGCACTTGATTGTTGCGCCAGTTAAACGTGTCGTTCGGAAGGTAATGGTCATACGTGGATGCGTCATCAAACATGACTACATCACGAATTTCATTGCCACCTTGGACAGTTGCCTCAGAAGTCTTTTCTTTCAAAAGACGTGAGAATGCGTACGTGTTTTTCACCGCTTCATTGATCACAGAGTCTGCACTGGTCAGGTATGCTGGACCAGTTGCGTTCATAAAGTCATTAAATGTTTGGATGGGACTACCAGCCATGAGTCACTTCACTTTCTAATAAATCGTCGTGCCTCTTCCAAAGACTTTCCATCCATCAGTTGGTCAAGAACAGCATCTTCAACATCCACAGGCTTCGTTGGTCGTTCTGCTCTTGAGACAGACTTGACCACAGTTGGCTGTGAAGTTCGCTTTGGGCGAGTTGCGTTTGCTTTCTTTTCCAACAGATTCATGTACGCTTCTTCGGCAAGTTGCATGACATTTTGATAACTGTTTGGTTTAGCAATTCCAAGCCTATTCATTTCAGCAACAACCAGTTCCTTTGGTGGAGATAACTCCCCATAGGCGTAACGGAGTGTTGAATCAGCGACATCGACTTGATATTGCAACGATGGGGTTGAATCAGCCTGTTGGGCTTTCTTCGGTTCGGCAACTTTACCTTTTGAACCCCTTGTGGGTTTCTCAGATTCTTCGCCAAGAATTTCACTGTCATCGTCTAGCGTTTCTGTTTCAGTCGTATCAGATTCAATTGTTTCTTCAGAGGGTTCGATTTCTAAATCTTCCTCGATCTCAATATCATCTTCAACTTCTGGTTCGCTGGGAGCAGATCCCTTCTTTTCCAATGCTTTCATTTTTGCCGCATATCCATCAACATCTTTCTGACGCTTGGTCGCTTTCGCTACCCACTCGTCTAGATCAACATCGTTGGTGGCATCAATAACAGCCTGTGGCACTCCATCCCGCTTTAGGATGGAAACAGCCTTTGCACGATTTGGGTTTTCCAATTGTGCTTTAACTGGCTCAGACTCCACAACAGCCTGAGTATTTTGTAAGGACTTGGGTTCTGGGATATCACTCTCAAAACCCATCAACTTGTCGAGGATTGTGTCATCGGCAGAGTCAGTATTATTTGTAATTTGAACTTCTTTTTCTGAGTCGCTCATGTTTTAATCGTCGTTCAAATTAGGCATAGGTTCGCCTTGAAAACGTTGCATTTTTTCTGGAATGGGATTAGTGGTGGAAACTTGATTTGCTGATGCCATAACAATTGCTTTCATTAACAATGAATGAATTGTTTTTAAAATAACTGCCAATCGTACATTTGTAGCATCATCTTTTTGACCCTTTAACTTTCCGTAAGTCCCTTCCATTATTTGGTCTAAAATTCTGCTTTGTTGCGCAACAGCACCACCTTCACCTGCTGTTGATGTGCTAGTTGAAGCAGAATTTCCACCCACCCCCCCCAAAGAACCGCCAGTATTAAAAAAGCCAGTTCCTCCTCTTCCTCCACCTCCACCTCCAATTAAATCAATAAACTCTGTTTCTTCTTCTAATCCCCCGCCTTCTTCTTCTGGGTCTCCGATTGGTGGTGGCATTTGTTACTCCTTGTTGTATCCGTGCATTGATGCAATATTCTTTTCATGCCTACGTGACATGATTATTGGTTTTCCAGCGGCAGTAAGATCACACCCACTCAATTTGCGTGGTAGTGAATTAGAAACATATGGGTATTGGTATCTGTTAAATCCGTCATCGACTTGGAAGTCGCTGGCGATACGAACATATCCAACCCCATTTAACAATACGGTTGTGCCAATTGACGGGGCATCGGACATCGAATACGTGACTTCCAATACCTCGCCAGTGACCTCGTGCTTGAAAGGATATAAAGGCATATTAACTTCTCATAGCCCCTTTTGCATATTGTGACATACTTTGTGCCGAATTCTGTCGTTGGCTTGGCTGAACAATTCCAGATTGTGGCTGTTGTTGCTGCATTTGCTGCGCTTGTTGTTGAGCCGCATCAGTGTCAATTAAATCTTGAAGATTTGGAATATTCATCGCATCACCAACCAAACTCATAACTTCTTTCCATTTGACGTGCGGTGCTTGAACAACAGCCTGCGACAAATTGCCGATGACTTGCATCATCTCCAATGCACGGCGTTGAACCATTTGCTCACTTACACGCTCCATGCTCATTGCCTCAATATCGAAGTCCAAGTCATCGAATATTCCAACCATTGCGCTTTGACTAAACACTGGCTCTGGGCTTGCACCCAGCAATGGGATTCCGTCAGCACCTAATGGGAACGAAATCTTGCCATCGTGGAACATAAACCAAGCAACAGTCTTGATTACTTCGTTCACGCTCTCTTGGAACTGTCGTTTAATGTGGCTAATTCGCAATCCGCTGGATGATTCGGCAACATTTACTTCAGTTGCAGTAGCCTGCCCAGCAATGTTTCCACGCATTGCATCGTTGATTCCAGAGACTCGATCAAGTCGGTCTTGAGACATCCCAGCATATTGAACCATTTGTGGGGTAATTCCACCAATCTCAATTGGTACAACCTGAGATGCATC